CCGTTCGGAACCACGTAGGTGTTGGTGCTGCCCTGATTTAGTAGGCCGAGCATGTTATATGCCCCATCGCCGACTTGCAAAAGTGCGTCGATGTCCTGCTCGATTGCGAACCGCGCCGCGCTTGCGAGCGTTGCGTCAAGTGACTCGCCCGCATAGGCTGCATGCGACAGGTCGAATACGCTGTACGAAAACGCCCGACCAAGTGGGTAGACCCTGGCTTGCGTTTCGGTTCGGTGGACGTTCACCATGGGCAGATCGTCGGCCATGTCCGCAATGATCTTGCGTGCGCCGCCGCCGTACATGGTCTCTTCTTGATACCCGAAATACTTCGCACCAAGTGCCATGGGAGACTTGGGTACAAACTCACGCCCACGGAGTGCCGGATAGACCTCCTTGTAGACGGTCGTTTCCATCTCAAGGAGTTGCCGAGACAGATACAAGGTCTCCGACGCATCACGGGTAAATCGCCCATTGAGTGCATCGAAATAGCGCTGTTGTGTTTTGCAAAGGCTCATGTTGCTTACCCCTTAAACTTACGACTTGTTGGTCATATCGACTTCAGCGGTAATCAACTCATTTAGAGCCCCGCTCGTCCGAGCCAATACCTGAGCCGTCATGTCGATCGTGTCCGTGGCCACTGCGGCTGTGACCCACTTGCCCGTACTGGTTTGGTAGTGCAGTCGCTGTCCATCTGCAATCGAGCCGCCTGCTTTGACGCGGATACGTCCATGCCGCAGCACGTTGACCATGGAGCCAGACTTAATGCCAGACGTGCCAAGCTCTTCCGCCGCATAGCTGTGCGAGTGCGCGGCAATGCCGATCGGAACATCGGTCGAAGCGGCGGCAAGAAGGCAGCCCTTGTCTACGCCTGCGGCGATCGTCTCAGCCTTCACCGGACGGCCAAACGGAATCTCAGAGACGCCGCTGTTTACGCGGCTTTCGACATCGATCGCACCGTCGTCGGCAATCGCGCCTTCGATGGCCGTCGGCATCAGGGTCCTGTAAGTGGTCTGAGGCATGTTACTTGCCCTCCTTTTTGTGAGCAGTCGCGAAGCGGTTGAGCATCTCGTTACGAGCTGCTTCCGCCGGGTCTGCATTGTCGTCTTTGCCGTCGAGCTTCAGTGAGCCGGCGCGAGGGGACGCAGCCGCCTGCTCACCGCGAGCCAGTACCAGCGCGTCCAGCAGCCCAGCGACATACTCGGGGCTCTTTCCGTCGAGCTTGACCGATGGGTCGATCTTGGAGACGACCTTCCGCCGCTTCTCCTCCAGGGTATCGGAGGCAGCGAGGGCCGCATCAAAGCGGACAGCCAGCTCAGTGACGGCGATGTCTGCGCGCACTTCCTGGGCAATCGTTTCGCGCAGAGCCTTTGCCGATGCGGCGCTTTGCAGTCCGTCGAGCCGAGCTTGCAGCGCGTCGATCTTGCGCTGTGCGTCGGCCTTGACCGCCGCCACCTCTTCCTGCGCCGGCTTGGCCATGTCCGCCATTTCGGGCTTTAGCCCCTTGTCCGCGAGCATCTTCGCAAGCTCTGCGGCCATCTCTGCGGGCACGCTGTACTTGGCGCCCCCGACTTCGATCGTCACATTTTCCAAAGTGATCTCCTGTGCCACGTCGGTGGCGTCCATCCTGATTGAGCAGGTGGGACCAGCCCGACCCGCGTCTACCAGGGCAACGTGATTGCCCCGGATATTCCTCTGTACCGCGTCGTACGGTTGCCCCTGCCAGACGCCCGCCTCTTGCACTACGTCGGCGGTGTAGCCGCACGACAGTTCGGACTTTCCGGCGTCGAGCGCCTCGATTGCGGAGGCGTCCGTGATCATCAGCACAGCACGCACCTTGTCGCCCTCCGGTACCACGGACTCTGATACCGACCCGACCGCGTACTGTTTGGCGTTGTCTGCCGTTAGTAGCTCGCTTGGATGCTCATTCGTCACCGGCATCAGCCCGAAGCTTGCAAGCGAATCCGCATGCATGACCTCTTCAGGAGGCCGAAGTTCGCGGACCGTCTTGCCCTGTGCGTTGCGATAGACAAAGATGCCCGACCGGGTCAAGTAACCTTCGGCGCGCACAAACCCATTGGGCAGGCGCACGGGCTTGCTCAGTGGGCTGGCTTTATCGACTCGCAGAACGCCCATCACCACTCGACCCCCGAGATACGCCACGAACCCGCGCCGGTCTGCGGGAACACGAGGCCGATCTTGCGGTACACCCCGGCCATCGGGGACACCTGGTCAGGTATTGAGGCCGTCCCATTGCCAGCCGGTCGAAGCTCCGCCGATCCAAACTCAACACGACCTGAGCTTTCGATTGATGGCCGCAACCGATATGCAGCCGGTCCCGAAGATGTGATCTCAACCGATAGTCGCACAGACGAGAGATCATGGCTATGCCCTCACCAGTCGCACATTGCAGTTGCTCAGGACTGGCCCGCCAACCGGATTGTAGAGGCAGACCTTTTCACCCGGTGCGACTTCGCCAAGCGCCAGCCTATCCCAAAATCGGTAGACACCCGCCCCGGCTGCCTCTCCGCTCATGGGCTTGTCAGGCGCGAAGGGGACATATCGAAACGTGCCATCGTCCAGAATGCGCTTGCGCAGCACGTAGACCTTATTGGTCCCGCTGCCGTCTGTCTCTCCCTCGATCTCTAGGACGTTGCCCGAGTCGGTCAGGGTGACGACAGCGCCACTCGCCATCGTCGGCTCAGTGTTGACCGCCGGAATCGTAACCGTGTGACCGATTGGCACGAAGGCTGACATGAGTGACACTTTGGCAAGACGTTTGCCAAGTTGTCAAGATGTCGCTGTGACTTTTTGTCAGCCCAGCAGATCCGAGAAATCCGGGTCGGCATAGCAGCGGCAGTTGACCGCCTCGCCTGGGTGTCCGTCCGGCGGAGGTGCTCCCCAATCAAAACTTTCACCATCCAACGACTCGTGCTCTTCGCGCACCCGATTATCGCGCACCGTTCGCCACACATACCGGGTGACACCTAGATTGCCCTGTCGCTGTCTGTTTATGTCGGCGTACAGCTTGCCCACCTGATCGCGAGCTATCAGCGCGGCACGGCTTTCCGTGACACCTCCGACGTGCTCTAGTCGCTTTGCAATAGTCTCCCAGCGCGAACCAGATACCACGCCCTCTTCTACTACTTTCGCGATATCCTCGGCCATGCGCTGACCCAGGCCAGTGATCAAATCCGCGTTCGTCTGCGCAAACTGCGCTATCTGGCGCGGGACGTTGCGATCTACGCCTGAGAGTTTGCGCACGTCGATCGACACTGCCGCGCGCGCTTGTTTGGCCAGTTGCGCCCGCTGGAAGTCGGATGTCGCAGCACCGTACTTGGTCGCAATCGGAACAATCGATTCCGCGCGCACCGCCCGCGCAAGCTTCTCCGTTGTCCGCTTGACTGCTCGGGATACGTCCCTATCGTTGTCGGTGCGCACGGGATCAGGCTGTGGCCACTCGCGCACGAGGTCGCGCACAAACTCCGCAAGCAGGTCGAGCATCACCTGCACATACGGACCCAGCGCAGCCCGGTACTCTGCCGCAATCCTGTCCGGTCGAGCTGCCCTAGGTAGTCGTCGGGGCGGCATTGACTTCCGGTGATGCCGATGGCGTGGGAGAAATCAAGATCGTCGAACTGTCGATCTCCGTTTCGGCGCTGTACTCCTCGCCACCAAAGCGGGAGGTGCGCAGTTCCTCCGAAGTGACAAGGCCCATGTCGTAATTGATCGCATCCGTCTCGGCGACGATCTTGCGCGTCTCTGCCTGTTCTTTGGCTGTCGGCTGCCACAATGGGGGGAACTTCAACGCCCAGTTTTCTGGTTCGATTCCCTTGGTCGGTCCTGACTTGCTCGCAAAGAGCATTTTTAGGATCTGCTCGTACGCCGGGCGCACATCGCTGGCTTGGTAAACAGCCACGGCATCGTACCAATTGCGAGCATCGCCTTCGCCCGTCGCGTTGAGTCCGCTCGCTGATTGGCCGAAGAGCTTGCTTATCGGCATACGAGCGGCTGCGGCGAGACGGGTTGAGAGCTGAGACAACACATCTGGCACACCCGTCAAGCTTGTCGTCTTGCGCTCGTACTCCTCTTCAGAGTCAAGCAGGATCGTCTTGGCAATCGATCGGCCCAGCTCGATTGCCTGCGCTCGCGTAGCAAGAGCTTCGGGACTGTTGGCCGCGACGATGGATGCCAGTCCCTTGATCTTCATGATCGCAACGGAAAAATCGGTCATGGTGTAGCCGACGCCCAGCCATGATTGGTTGTACAACCTGAGCGCATCCCAGACCAGGGAGAGCACCGAGTCGCCCCACCCGTTTTCCGCAGTGGGGTTTCGGTCGGTAACTCGGCGACCACGGAACACGATGAGCCGCGATGCGTGGACGCGCTGACCTGTACCCACCCCTGAAAACGACTGCACCTCGTAGATCGTGGGCTTACCGTAGTCCGCAGCCATCGGATCTTCGCGCCACTCGACCGCGTTAAGCTGTCTCCGCTCGAATACCGTCAGGTGCTTGATCGCTCGGATGTTTTGTGGCTGTAGCGGTTGCGATGGGTCCGAGCCATCCACGGCACCGACATAGATCGCCGCACCTCCATAGGCCCGTTCGTACCTCAACGCCTTTTGCACGGCCTGTTTGACACCGAGATCCGACAGCGCCGCCATGATGACGTCGACTGCCTCAGCTCGCTTGGTTGCATCTTCGATTGACGCAATCGTGACCGTCGGAGTTTCCCGAAGAGCATCATTAGGCAGGGCGGTCACGATCATGTCCGCCATGTCGTCGCCGCGCCACAAGTCCTCACACTGCTGTTGGGTCAGCAGCGTAGGCATCACCTCCGCATAGGTCGATTTGTCACGTGAGGTACCGATCCCCGTCATGACAAACTGCCAGCCGTCGTGACGGACCGGCTTAGGTGGTGCTTGCTTCGCTGGTCTTCGTGCCATTTTGTCAACGGCTACGCGAGTATCTGCGTTTTGTCAAGGCTACAGGCTTGCGCCCATCAGCGCGAGTGTGTTTGCCCGTGCTGCCCCGTCCTTGCTCACCCCATCCCAATAACAGATTCCGTACCGCAGCGCGTCGCAGGCGTGGTCGTTTACCTTGATCGGGTAGCCGTCCTTCTTGTCGTCGAAACGGTATCCTAATAGTTCGTCTACTAGTTCGGTTGGATGCCCTGACTTACGCAGGATGGTGTCAGGAGGATGCGCCAAGCTCCCTCGATGTATCCAAATCCTGCGCCCCTTCCGACTTGCAAATCGCGCTGTGACCGCTTCGACTCCCTCGCGGATTGCCTTGTGTGCCGCCTGAGTTGAGCACTGCCATACACGTTCTAGCTGCGCCCTTCCCTCTGCGTCGTGGTCGCAGACTACCGCCTCATATCTGACGACTGGCGAATCCTTGATCTTTTCGATGTCTTTGCACTGCTGCGCGATATCCGCCACAAGCTGCTGCGAGCGGTACAACTGGCGATAGACATGCAGGTCGCCCGTATCTGGGTCGAGCGCTTGCCACTGCACCGAAGTCGTGAGCCATCCGAAGTCAACCACCTTGATCCTCCGCCAGTGGTCAGGAATTACAAACGCATCGCAGAGATGCTCGCCTGGTTCGTACGGCCAGACCATGCCCTCTGCGCTTACCCACTTGCCAAGTAGCAGCCGGTCGCGCTGTACCCCGGTCAGTGCTTCCAGGTTGCTGAGATAA